TAGTGAAGGAGACTTGATAGCGGACTTAATATCAATCTTTGATGTTCAGTCAGCATTACAAATTTATAGTACACTAGACTTTGTGACTATTCAGCTAGTTCTAAAAAGGCTTCAATTTCAATCTAGAAGGCAAGAGCTAGAAGAGAAGTATAACAAAAATATTGCAGTTTCTCAATTAATGGAACTTAAAAATAGCGGCAAATGGGATAATCTAAATTGGTCTAATAAGTACCCAGGAATAAGCTAATGGATAAACATGAATTAGAGCTAATACAAGCAGGAGCAGAGCATTTTAGGGCTGTGGATGCTAACGATATTAGAGAACTTAGGCAAGACACTATCGACGCGATAGCCTACGCTAAAGATGCAGATAATCCACGGCTTTACATTTACACTAAAAAACCTTATTACATAGTAGAAAAAACCCTAGCAACTATTGACACAAGAGGAGTAGGGGTAACTATTGCTTTTTACGATGATTTGATTAGAGCAAAAATAGAGGCTCAAAGAGACGGCGCAATGTTTGCAGAAGTTAGTTAGTATGGAATCAAGGCTTTTTCTTGGGACTTGTGATGGCAAATATTGCATGGGAATTACTGACAATTAACCTGATTCTTATTGGCATCTTCACAGGATTGCCATATGCTATTTCTTTTGACCATCATTTTTCCCGTTTTGTTTCCCATCAAAAAGATTATAAAATTACTATCAAACAGGCTAAATACTGCCATGAAAATTAACTCTATTCAGCCAAGATTTAAAGAAAACTATGACGTAGGTTATATCGGATTTACTTACAATAAATCTGATTTAACTTCTATTGGGATTGCTTATTTTACCGATTGGATTAGAATGTCAGACATTAAGGTTTCCCACTGTTTTATTGTGACAGGAGAAAATGAATTAATAGAAGCAGCCGCAAAAGAAGGAGTAAAAAAGGATACAATTTCTAAATACTTTAACGACCCGAATGTACAAGTATTTTTTAGAAAGCCTAGAATAAAAAGTCCTAAACTAACGGGAGAGGTTTTATCCCTTGCTGCTAAAGCCTATAGGGGATATAAATATAACTATTTTGCTATATTGATTCAGTCTCTTTATGGCAACAAAACACTGCCTGCGATTCTTGGTTTAGTTGGGATATCTCGTGACTCGATAAGAATGGCTTTGATATCACTGTTTAAACCGCTATTAGGGCATTTTGATCACGGATTTATTTGTAGTGGATTAGTGGCACGAGTGCTAATTGACACTTGCCTTTTTGATACCAAAGTCCCTTATAACCTAATATCACCACAAGAGTTATTTGAGTCAGCCAAGCCATTTTATCCTTGGAAAGGATCGGTAGTGGTAGAATCAAAGTGAGCAACTCGCATTGTTTCTCCTAATTGATGGAAATTACTAGCCCTCACAAAGGGTTATTTTTATGAAGATTGGCAGAATAAACCGATTGGCTAAAGCAGGGGAAATGGTATCAGTTAGGCTCCCTAACGGCAAAACTATATCAGCTAAGGCAGGAAATGATCTAAACTCGACAACCGTACTGATTAGCAAAACTCAATCAGGATGGTTTGCCTTTTCTTCTCAGGGAGAGACTAAAACCGTATCAACTCAAGTTATTAACAGAAGACCAAGACAAGCTACTCCTGAAATCTATCCTATTAAAGTTTTATTTAGCATTGAATCAGACAATAAGTTTGAGTTTTATATAGGGGGAGATCGCAATGTTCCTATTAAAATAGGGGAATTGACAAAAATTAACGTTTTAGATGAAACCGGAAATATTCTTTTTAGTAGAACCAAGATAATATCAGCCGCGATAAACAGCACTGGGAACAAGCCTAACGATTGGATTGTAATGATTCAGTATTCAAGCCCCGATCTTGTCATTACCGCTCCTGATGGGCAGACGTTTACCAATTCAGATATCTTGGAAGCATCTGTTATTTTACGCCCAAATTTAGCCCCAACAATTCACGTTGGAGCTAATGGCTGTGATCCTGTCGGAAATGGGTTTTTTGCTCCAAGAGATCCTTATATCTGGTATTTTTTCAACGATCAAGCCGATCTCAAGACAGGAGAAAATTATAGGGAATATTTATTAGAATTAAGCCGAAGTGGTAGCACAGATGACCTAGCGGTAAATTCACCACTGTTAACACCATCCCGTCCATGGCTGAATACTGAAGCTTTTCAGGGACTAACCACGACCAGCCTCGCAGAATTATGGCTATACGATTACATTCCTCTTTTTGATCGGAATGTTGTGCGGTTAGGTTTATACCCACAAATAGGAACCTCTTCTAGTTTTGGCTATCTAGATACAATATACGATGTTCCTAATGTTGACTTTTCCGCCGAATCAAGCATATTTATATCTAATCTTTATGTTCCTTCACTTAGTGCCGATACAGCATTTTTCCCTTTGTATTGGGATGAAATTGAATTTTTATCCCCACCAGAAATAACTGCTTTGTTAAATGTGTTTTGCCCAAATTTTCATGGCTCAATCATGGCTGGAGGACTGTCTATTGAGGGGACAAATTTTGTTATTTCAGACTATCTAGCGGAATTTGACCTAACAGGATCTAAAAACCAAGCTTTTTCTGCTGAGTTATTACGGACATTAAATCTTGTCCAAACCGTTTATGATATTGAATTTGGTTTTTTCTTTAGCGCAAAAACTACCGCCACTAGGGGCTCTATTGGCATTTATGGCTCTAAGCTCATTTACACTGAAGAGGAAGCGCGATTACGTTCTAGTGCTTTTTTTGCCACTGCTTTTACAGAATATTCTTTTATTCCTAAAAGTACAATCTCAACAGGGACATTTAACTATGTAATAGTTAGCCCGTCGGGAATTGAAAGGCTACCAATTCCTTACGATCTAACTTCTATTGATTACAGGCGATCCTACGACAGCAGCGAAATACTAGAAGACGAATTTGTATCTTCAGTCAAAAAAGTATCTGCTTCTGGAAATATGCAAATGATGGGAGTAACTTTTGATGTTGATATAAGAAAAACTATTTTTGCAGTAGAGGCTCCTTTTTTTACTGACAGGTATTGGGTTTACAGTGGACACGGAGAAGCAATTAAGCAAAGAGGATTAGACAATAGTGCAATTATTCACAAAATAGACTATGAATGGTATGCTGACTCAATAGGCTCATTTACACAAACTGTCTTTTTTACAATACCTCCTAGCCTTTTAGAGGAAAGCTTTTACTATAAAGATGGATTTAAGTATCCACTAACTACAACCAATCAAGATTTTAGGGCTGTAACAGGCTTTTATCTTGACATGCCTCAACGACAAGAAATAAATACTGGACCTATTATTAATTATTCAACTTTTAGACTTACTCCTCTTTTTAACGCAGAAGATATTTTAGAAAACGACAAAATAAGCCGAGTTGCTTGGTCGGAACAAGACGGAGAAACTTTAAAGCAAACTAATATAAAGTTAGACGTTAAAACCTACAGTATTATCATAGAGGATGGAAATGCAACAATTCCAAATGGCTCTAAAATTAAAAGATTTCCTGTTAAAAGCATATCCTCCATACCATCGGTTCAGGATGCGACAATTCACAGCATGAGTTGCTATTTTAATTAATTATTCTATTTCTAGCTACTAGGTAAAGGAATGCTAGGAGGGGTAAAACTTGCAGTATAGCGACAGCTTCTAGTAAGCCTAATACTGTGAATATATCCATCAAAAGGAAACACGGGATCAGATGCTGGGCTATCTGGTACATCACCATGCAGTATCCTTATTAGTCCAACTGAATTAATACTTCTGCTGTCTGTAGTTGTCCCCCTTTGTATTCCGTCAACCCAAATGCTCCAATTACTCCCTTGCCTAGTCGCAGCGATATGATACCAAGTATTAATTGAAAAGGTAAAAGCGGGATCTGTTCCGACAAACCCGTACCCATTTCCTGATTGCGAAAAATCAAGGAAAAACCGATCATTGGTGAACATAAAAAATCGAAAATACGGATCTGATCCTGATGGACCATCATTCATTTGAAACACAACGCTACGAGTGCTAAGTGCCGAAAATCTAGCATAACATTCAATAGTAAAATCGCTAGTTCCTAAATCAAACAACGAATTATCAGATACAAACCCCCATGTGTTAGAGCATTCAAACCCTCCTACTGTTTGAATGTTTAGCGTTGTTCCAGTTGAAGTAGTTCGACCTTTAAGGCAAGAATATCCTGCCGAAGAATTTAAAGGCATTAAAAGCACCACATCATTCCAAAAAGGATCAGAAGGCGGGGGCGGGGGCGGGGGCGGTGGTGCACTGCTAGAGAAAAATAACAAGGGAAGTATTGTACTCATGAAAAAATCAAAAGAAGACTAAGATTGATGGCACTAGATACAGATGTAATCTCTATTTTAAGATCATCGTCAACTACCATTACATTAGCAGCCGTTGCATTATAGGCTGTTTTTGAGGTAGTAGCAGTAATAGAGCTAACACCTGTTATATTAGTAGAATTTATTTTAAGGTTAAAAGTTGCAGTACCACTATCGGTTTTTACCCTGATAGCGTTTAAAGTTTTTGCTTTAATCGTAGAAAGTAATAGCGTATAAGTTCCCACCGTGGGAGCCGCAAAAACAACGGGAAACTCAACAATAAAAGATGCTAAAAATCCATCATCCCTAATAAATTTAGTCCCGTCGGGCGTTCCACTGGCAAGCCTTGCAATCGAAAACACTCCCGAAGTAATCTTAGAGGCAGGCAAACTAGGAATATCTGCTGATGAGATAATCCTAAAATCAGGCACTCCCGTTGCACCGCTAGGAGAAGCCAAAAACAGATTAGCT